AGTGCGTCAACGCCTCGAACGTGAACGTGAGCGCGGAGGCAGCCATTTCGGCCTCGAGTGCCCGGACCTTCTGCGCGGCCACGCTCAGGGGGGACTTCGCGCCCATGCGCTTGGTGCCGCCGCTCTCAGCGAGCGCTTCCAGTTCGGCCTCGGCTGCCTCAATCTTCTCCCGCAGGCCCTGCTTGATGGGCACCGTCACAGTCGCAGACGGCCTGGACGCCTCAGCGAGCAGGGCTCGAAGGTCGGGGATCTCGATCGGCTCGGACGATGGCATGGGCGACTCCTTCGGCTGATCGGCTGATGACGGCTGAGCGAAGGTGACGGGCGCGCCTCAGCCGGGGAACGCGCCCGCCACCAGTCATGGGGACTAGGCGACGAGCGCCTTGTCCGAGGCGAGGGTCCCCGTCACGAGGACGCCAGACTTCGCCTTGAGTTCCGAGTTCGCCTCCGGCGCGAGCTTCACCGGGCCGTAAGAGATCTCCACCGGCCACACGTCGACCTTGTCGCCGACCGCCCACGCCGTGTCCACGTGCTTGCCCCACCGGACCACCAGGTAGCCCTTGGCGCCCTGCACGAGCGCGGCGTACGCCTTGTTGATCGGCGCAGCGGCCAGCCCCTGCGGGTCGTAGGCGTAGATCAGGTCCTCGATGGTGAGAGTGACCGTGCCGCCACGCTGCTGCACCTGCTTGGAGCACATGCGACGCACCTCACCCACCTCGGCAGAAGCGTCCGGGGAGAAGGTCTCCGTCAGGAGGCATTCCAACGTGACGGACGTAGCCGCGTTGATCTCAGTCGCCAACTTCGGCGCGTTCACGTCGGCGATCGTCGGGACCCACTTGACGGAAACCGTCTCGTCGGATGCAACGCCAGTGATGATGGTCGGCACAGGTCAGCCCTCCTGGGCATCGGAGGCAGTGGACGCCTCGGGGTGGATGTGGTCGGCTGATACCGCGCCCTTGGAGACGCGGAGTTTGGTGGTGAGCGGACGGCCGTCGTTCCCGATGGCCGGCTTCGTCAGCGGCTTCACGCCGGCTGCCTCCGCAAGAGAAGCGGGGATGGAGATCTCTGCACCGTTCTCGGCGCGCACACGGACGAAATCGGGCATGACGAAGAGCCCCTTTCTCACGGGGTGATGGGGTTTAGGTGGGTCAGTTCAGGGAGGTGCGAACCGCGTACTGGATCGCAGCCACAAACGTTGTCTCGGGCAGCGATTCGTCCCGGTACGCATCCGCTGACAACTCGAAACGCATCCGCCACGGCCCCAGCAACGGCCGGTAGTCCCGCAGCGCAGTGCGCGCCATCGACGACCCCACGTCTGCGGTGCGAGCCGCCTTGAACGGGTCCACGTGACGCGCCACCGACAGCACACGCACCGTCCACATGACGTGATCCGTCGTGTCAGTCATCCGCTGCCCAGCCTCATCCGAAGGCGCCGCACGCAACAGCAGATAGGCCGTAGGGAGCGGGCCATCAGGGACCGCAAGCTCGTAGACGGCGCGTGACGGCACCTGAGCCCTCAGGCGAGCGGCAACGTCCTCGACGAGCGTCATTTCATCGACTCCCCGACCACCTTCGCCGCCCACCGCATGAAGTTCGGCACCTCAGAGGCGAGCGGGACCATGATGTCCATGACCGGCGCATTGTTGACCGACCCGAACGCGGCAATATTGGCCAAGTTGCCCTGGCCGCGCTTGTCGAAACCCACCGTGACCTTCACCTCGGCCGGGGACGACTCCACGTCGTACGACACCGCACGAGACAGTCCGGGCAGGTGGCTGTGCCCTGACGCGGCACGCTTCATGTCACGCTTCATGTTCACGCCGGCCTTGTTGGCTACCGGCACAATCGCCGCCATCGCCTTCGGGGGAGCAGCGCGGAACCGTGCCGCGAGCGCATGGACCTCCGACGTGTCCCACTCAGGCATCGCGTGTCACCAGACGGCAGGGGAGTCGGCGAGCGGTCGCATTCGTCTCCACGTGCAGGCCCGTCACCGCCAACTCGAGGTCAACGAGGGCGGCGTCATTCGCGGCCGAGGTGATCCGCACGACGTCGCCGTCACTCACACCCTCAGAGCCGGCCACGGGCAGGTGCACGTAGACCAGGTCCGAAGACCATGCGGCCTCGCCAGCATCGGCCTGCTGCGGGTTGGGCAGCATGTTCCGCACCCTGCACGGGCCGGAGTAGATGACCGTGGGAGCGTCGTCGGTGTAGAGGCCCGTCAGCGGGTTCCAGACGCCGTTGCCAGTGTGGCGTTCCACGGTGCACGTGTCGCGCATCATCGACTCGGCGTGGGCTCGCAGTTCAGGCAGAGCGCGGGCAATGTCGTCACCGAGCATCACGGCCACCAGAGATCAGGGCGAACAACGTCAGGCTCGAACGTGGCCTGCACGCTGTATGCCTCAGCATCCTGGGCGTCGAGCAACCCGAGCTCGTCCCACCATCGGTCCTTGATGGAGACCTCGCCGTCGCTGGAGCGGTAGGTGCGAGCCATGTTGCCGTCATCGACGGACACGCTCACTTGGGTGGCGTCGTCGGGGTTGCGGACCATCGCCACGACCGCACGCACGACGACGCTGTCCAGTGTCTCTTCGTCGAGGCTGGCCGGGTCCACGCCGAGACGCACGGTGCGGGCGTGGATGATCCGCTGCGCCTCAGTGGCCCAGTAGATCCACTGGCCTAGTTGCGGACCCGTGGGAGTGGGGCGGCCAAGCGCGACCGCGATCATGTCGGAAGTCACTGCCATGACCGCCCCACCCTTCTCACTTGGACTTGCTGTAGCCCGACTCCAGGAGCGCGTCGAGGATGCCGACAGGCACCGTCGTCACGTCCCCGAAGGGGCTCTTGACCTTGACGTACTCGCCGTCCTCGACGGTGGCGCGCACGTCGTCGGCGGTGTTCTCGTCGATCGCCGCCACGCGGTCCTCGAAGGTCTCCACCGGCACGTCGTCGGCGGTCGCCTCGACGGCCACGTCATCGTTCGTCACGGGCTTGCGGGCCGCCATGATCAGGCCGCGTTCGTGAACTTGACGAACGACGCAGCGTCGTTGACGAGGAAGCCGTACTCGGCCTCCGCGAGGATCGCCACGAGGTTGTTCTCGAACAGCGACACCAGCGTGCCGTTGATCGTGACCGTCGCCTCGGTGGAGACCTTGTAGGAGATGTCACCGACGGCACCCCACGCGACCTGCGTCCAGTCACCGAGGTAGCCGTAGATCTTCGGGGTGGCGGCGTACACACCGTCACCCATGAAGGAGGCGCGACCGAAGAGGCGACCCTCGCGCAGCGGCGCGTTGGTCTCGACCGCGGGCGAGTCGATCCACAGCGGACGACCGGCGGTGTCGCGCTCGCCGTTGAACACCGGCTCCATGCGCGAGTCCCAGGCCCAGCCGTTCGGCTTCTTGCCGGCGTTGACGAGCGTGGCCAGACCGGCGTTGATGTCGGTGTAGACCGCGGTGAACGCCGGCGCCGTGCCGGTGAACTCCTGCGTGGACGACCCGGTGTCGAGGTTGGTCGTGAACGGCGACGCGGTGCCGTGCAGCGCAGCCGCGTCGAACGAGACGGCGAAGGCATCCGCGATCTGCGGACGCAGCAGGTCCATGTAGCCGCCGGGGTTGGCCCGGACGACCTCAGCGGAGACGACCGCGATCGCGGCCAGCTTCTTCGGGTCCATCGTCTTGAGCGCGATGGAACCCTGCGAGGCGGGCTTCTGCGCGCCCTCAGCGACCCACCCAGCGCTCACCTTGCCGGTGACGACGGGGATGGACTGACCGTTGATGCCGAGCGGGACGCGGCGCGCCAGTCGCTGCACGACGGACTGCTGGGCGGCCTTCTCGAAGATCGCCTCGGACTGCTCACGGGTCAGGAACCCGGAGAAGTCGGAGGTCTTGGTTGCGGCGGTGATCGCCATTGTGTCCTCCTAGGACGGTCGCGGCATCACGCGATGCCGAGCTTGGACCTCAGCGCTTCCTCAAGCGCGTCGGAGTTGAGTGCGGGCGTCGGAGCGCCCTGCCCGCCCTGGGTCAGGTCAGGCTTGGGGGTCGCCGGATTGGACGTGGTGGCGAGCGAGGCGAGCCGCTGCGCCTGCTTCGTCAGCGACTCCTCGTCGCTGCCGGTCAGGAACGTCTCGGCGTCCTCGTCGCTGATGCCGTGCTTGGCCGCGATGCGCCACCTCAGAGCCTCCGCCTTCGCGGCCGCGGCCTCCTGGGTGGCGGTCTGCATCGCCGCTTGGGCCTTCTCAAGCTCACTCATCTGCGCGTGCTTGATCTGGTCCAGCTCGGTTGCCTTGAGACGGTTCTCCTTCGCCTCATCGTTGGCCTTGGCCAGCGCCGACCGCAGAGCCTCGATGGTCTGCTCAGGTGTCTCGCCAGGCCTGCCCTTCTCGGCCGCCTCCGCGACCGCCTTGGGTGTGGGCGTGGTCGTCTCGGTCGTCGTCTCCGACATTGGTTCTCCCTCTTGGAGAAGGCCCCGGCCTCGCGCTGGGGTTGGTCTTAGGTGAGGTAGCCGTGCGCCTTGAGCAGGCGTAGTACCTCGGTGTCGTCCTCCGCGATTTCGAGGATCGACTCGGGCATGAGGCGCACCTTCTTGCCGCCACGGGCGCCGTAGGCCGCCCCTCGTGTCGTCATGCCCTCAGTGGTCGTGTAGATGCCCTGCCCGAACGTGCTCGACCGGGTGAGTCGCCCGGAGGCGGTCCATCGGTCACCCGGCCCCCTGGTGGCGACCTGAGCCGTGGACATGCCGGCACGGGCGTTCACGACCTGCGCAACGTCTGCACCACGTCGGATCACGTCGGCGCCCGCCTTCGTGAAGATGGCGTCCTGCTGGGCCGCGTCGAGGCTGTCGAAATACCGGTTCGGGTCCGTCCGAAGATCGCCGGCGGTGTCCTCAGTGGCCGGCACATGACGACAGTCGCACTTCGGGTGCCGGGCAAATCCGCGATTGCGGCGGTAAAACTTGCCAGCCAGGACCGCGCACCGCGAACACGACGGCGGGTTGAGCATCCGCACATAGCCGTCCACCGCAGGCCGTGACCCGAGCGCGATCGACGACGCCTGCCGCGCC